TAAATTACCTGTACCATCATCATCAAAATACCTCAAGTTAGTTGCATCACCACTAATATAAAAACCAGTAGACGCAATAACACCACCAGATGCAGCGTTATGACCAGAGTGTGGATAATAAAGTGCATTATTAAAATAAATATAGTATGCGGTAGACGCAGTAGTAATTGGTGTGAAAAATTTTCCCATTGTAATATTTGTTGAATTACTTAGTATTGAAGTATCAGAGGAATCAATAATACCCAAAACTTTTGAGTATCTAAACAATCCATCAAACTGTTCAAGGCTTGAATCATTGTAGGATGCAAGAGCATTTGTGACAACAGTTTCTAACTCATCAACTGCTAAGGTTGTTACACTAGAATCATATTTGAATGTTGTATTCAAAATAAGGAATACTGTCTCTGCATCAACAATGACAGGTGTTATAGACATAACTTTATATCTTCCAAAGTCAGCTACCAATTGAGATTTCTCTGTTGCGGTAAGTGCTAAACCTGTAGTTGTTTTAATCGCAATAAAAACTTTACCATATTCTGGTGTGCTAACTACTCCAAGACTTGAATCAAATGAACCACCCTCACCACCAAACACTTGAATAGATTGTGCGTTTGGATAAAGCTGTTTGGTATAAACTTTAAAATCTTCTGCCGTAACACATCTTCCTTGAGCAGCATAATCAAGTGGTGCATTATATTTTATTGATTGAATTGACTCAGGATTACCACCACCATTTGCAACATCTACAGTTGCAACTGCTACATCATTAACTCCTGCAATACTAGCCGAATTAGTAAATATCGATGCTCCATTAGCGGCCTCCCTATTACCAACAACATAAGTAAGAATTACAATATTGTCATCGGATAATGCAGTACCAATTATTCCATCACCAAAATATACCTCAAACTTAGCAGACTCAACCTCTTGAAGAAAGTATACATTACTTGTTGATGTAAGTTGAGTTATATCAGTTGCTTCTGTGAATGAAGTAACTGTTGTATTACCAGAGGAAGTTTGAACTTTAACTGTTAGTGTGGATGTGTCAGCCCTATTATCAGTTATAATAAATCTTTGATCAGCAGTTGAAGTATCAACTGTATATCTGGTTGATACAAATGTTCCTTCATATATTTTAGTATTGCGATATGGAATAGTCGCACCTATATTTGAAGATGTTCTATCAGTAGCAGTTACAAATTGATAAGAGGTTCCACCTACAGAAGAATTAAAAATAGTTCCAGCTGGCATTGTTGCATTAGCAAGTGAACTTGTGTTCAATGAAATATCAACTGTTGCAACTGGACATCTAGAAGAAATTGGTACATACCCAAGAGTTTTAGCATGAGATACCACACTCGAACGTATACTTGAACTATCAAGAAACATTTCATTTGCAAGCATGTTCGCATTAAAGCCAAGATAATGTGTATTATATGCAAGCACATCTAACAATGCACTCATACCAGAACCTTCAAAATCATAATCAGTGAAATCTGTTTGACCTTTTAGAAATATTTTAAGGTTGTTTTTAACCTCATCAAAGTCAAATTCTGTTACATTTAGTCTTGTATTATTTACAGCCATTATCGTAATCTCTCTAGCATTACTGTTAATTCAACCAATTCTGTTGGTGCATTTACAACAAAAAATTGTATCGTTAGTTCATATTCATTACGATCTATATCTGGTCTAGCAGAAACACCTATTACTCTAGCCCTTGGTTCAAAATTTTCAATAACATCTTGTACCTTCACAGTCAAGATGTGAGCAATAAACGGAGTCATAGGTTCAAACAAAATATCCCTAACACCAGAACCAATCTCTGGATGAAAGGGTTTTTCATAGTGATTTGTTAACACCAGATTACGAACAGAACGCTTGACCGCCGTTATATCTGTTACCGTATTCACATCATTAGACACAGACTTTCTTGAAAAGAAAAGGTCTAAATCTTTGTACTGTTTACTATTGCGGCCAATATTATTTTGACCTTGTGCATCAGTAAAAGCTGTTGGTGCTGCCATTATGGACTCCTCTTCTTATTATTTATAAGAAGTCTTTACGTCTGTTTCATCATATATACTTCATTTTTCCAAACATCCTTTGCATTAATACGGATGAATCTTTTATTTGTCTCATTGGTATTTGGGTTAGGAATTGTTAATATAACATTCTTACCTGACCTAAATGCCTTTTGTTTATTTCTAAGTTTTTCTACATATTCATTTTTATCACACATCAAATATACCTTTCACTGGCCTATAACCTGTTTCATAGTTATCTGCAATTCTAACCTCTGATATTACTGCTTCAATATTGTCATGCCAAAAACTCAAAAATTTATGAACTCTTGGATATTCTGGATTAACATCATCTGTTTGCCAAATAAACTCCTGTAGAATGTTAGTGTAGTCTGGCATCCAATATAATATATTTAGGGTGACTATACTTTTCCTTTTTATAATCATTAGAAAAATTCTTCTATCTTTTTAACATTTGGATTATATGTAGCATTATATTTATATTTAATTTTATAAGCTATACCAAGATATCGATTTATTGGTCCTGTATACCCCGCATATGGCCCGTTATGTTCAGTTGAAATACCAATTTCCCTATCATCATCAATCTGATAATTATCGTAATTACTGAAGGTATCGCCACTGTACAAGGGACGCCAGCCCCCCTTACCGCCTCGCGCCGAGGGACTCCAGCCACGGATTGTTAAAATTTCAGTTATATTATGTTTTAATAGAATTATCTCAATAGAGGCGCCAGCTGGTGCAGTTAATCCATTTCCAAATGCATCTGGCCCATCGGCATTGATTAATTCCTCTACGAGTACTGGTTGACATGTTTGACCATTTTTAGAAACATTGGCTCTTTCATAACGTGTTACTGTTACGCCGCCACCACTAACTACAGTCTTTTCAGATGAGCTGGTAATATCTGTTGAAGTAGTTTTTATCACAGATTCTCTAGCAGTAACAACTTTCGTTTTAATTGATTTACCATTTTTTGTAACTGTAAATTCTCTAGATTTTATTGTTTCCTCATATGCCTCTGGAACATTAAAATCAGCTGCTGCTTTACCAAGATTTTCAAAACCTTCAGTATTTGCGACAGTTGTAAACTTTTCAAATTTTGTTTTAAGAACATCCCGCGAAGCATTAATGTTTGGATTTTGAACGATTACAGACAACTCCTCTGCCAAAGGAGCAGTTGATGCTTGCAATACTGCTGCAGCTTTCTCAGAAGCTTCACCACTACCATCGGCGGCCTTCTCAAAATTAGGAACAGCTTTGCATAAATCCCCACCACCAGACAACGCAGTAGTGGCATCAGATACTAATGTGGTTAAATCTTTTCCAGCAGCAGTCAGTTCACTACCAAAATTAGTATCAATTTCTGCTAACTTGGTAGTATATGCAAGAACTTCTCCTAGAGTTGTGAGAGGTAATTGTAAAAGTCCTGTAATTTCTGCTTGTAAATTAAGAGGTGGAATTTCTGGAAGATCAATCGAAAGACTATCAAATGAAGCTTTCAGTTCTGTTGCAGCAGATGCTGCGGCTGCGGCTGCGGTTGATGCAGCCGCATCTATTTGAGAAGTTAATGAACTTTCTAAGTCTTCTAATTTTGTTAGAGCATCATCAAGTTCTGGGCTTGCGCCACATAAATTTGGTATCGTAGGCATTCTTTATCCTCCAGCAAACACGTTAGAACTTCCAGCAGCAACAGAAGTGCATCCAGTTATACCATCTCCAATTCTACCCGCACCCTTACCGTTAACAAAAACAGTTGTTGATCCTGTAGTAATTGGTGCTGCATGAGATGGACAAGGGTCGCCGGGTAATTGATGTGATGTATTGTTATCACCCTGTCTGCTCCATTTAATACTATTTACAAAAACATTAGGTGATCCTTGAGCTCTTGCAGGCGCTGAACAATGTGTAACATCTGCATCTCCAATTCTAGTTGCTGCGGGCACGTTCTTTCTCCATTAGTTTTTGTAACCTTTCATTCCAAAGAGATAACTCATCATGCTCTTCCTCAGTATGAGGTTCTTCTGGAATGTCCGGTATAAATTTAATTACATGTTCAAACTTTTCGGGTATATCCTCATATTTATCATAAGTAATCAATTCACCATTTACTATAAATTGAAATTCAGCCATTAGTTCAAATTAATTGGTTTTGCATTACCAGCAATATCAGCAGCATCCAAATCAATCTCTGTCTCTGATTGAATCTGCATAACTCCAGCAGACTTCAAATTAAGAGTACTACCAGATTTTAAAGATACAATACCTGATGAAGTTGATATATTCATATTATCCTTTGTATTCAGAGTCATATGACCTGATTTCAATCCAGCCATTAGGGTCATGTCAAGTTTAACACTTTGTTTATAATTACCATTATTTAATCTAACCTCATCACCTTCTGTAGTGACGTTGACCTTCTCCCCAATTCGGCCCTTAACATTCTGTTTAATATTGAAGGAATGATTTCCAAGTATTTCTTCTTCAACATTACCACCACTAACTCCAGCACCAACCTTACGCCGCAGATTCTTATGAATCTTTTGTGTATAGTCCCCCTCAACTTCTAAATGATAGTCACCTTTAATGAGCTCACGAACATTTCCCTCGACAGTAAGATTAACATCGCCAGTAATTGATACACTTGATTTTCCAGCAATAATTTCATAGTTGTCACCGATAACCTTGACAACTTTATCTCCTTTAGGATGAATCTCTTCAAAGGTTCCAGACATGTGTTGACGAAAGAGTCTCTCATTATTGGGACTGTCATCAATTTCTGTTATATGACCAGACTCAGATTCAAACACATGATTGTAAGGATACTGAGATGACAAATATGGATTTACATATTTCTTAGTTGACTTGGGGTCCGGCTCTTCCCAAAATGTACGAGTTTCTTCAACAGCAACATCTGATACGGATTTTATAAATGGTTGCGTTGCAATAGGAACACCTGTTCCAAACTGTGTTGTATTTGGATGGGTGCCAGTATCATCAACTCCAACAGTTGTATCAAGTTTTGTTGGATCGCCCCTAAGACGACTCAATCTTCGTTCCATAAGAGAATTATGAGTCTCTGATGTTTCCCCCTGAGCTAGTCTATTTGTATCTGGTTCATCTAATTCATGCCCAGATGTCAAAGAATATTCTTCACCATCAACAGGATAAGGACCATATGATGGAGTCCCTGTATATTCAGTTTGTTTAGAAAATGGACTTCTTGGATCATTAAAACCATAACGATGATCAGCAGGCCTAGTAGGTGTTCCGGGCAAGGAACCAAGTATTACAGGTTGTTGTCTTTCTGCATCTCGAAAGAATCCTATAACCCAACTACCTTCAACTAAAAATGAAGGTGTGTTTCCCATACCCTGCATCGATGGGTCTGTGACAGGATGCATAACATGCGCCCATGGCAAATCATCTGATGGTAGCTCTTCTAGTACATCTGTATGAAAACCTAAAGCTCGCACACGAACACGCCCAAGGCGTTCTGGGTCATTGCGGTCTTCTACAACTCCAACGAACCAAATGAAACCATCTTGGCCCATAAAGAAACTTTTTTCAACCATATTAATCCTCTAAACATTATTTATACTATTTATAAGTATTAATGAAAGTATCTAAATTATCATTATATCTTTTTTCTATTCCAGATATTAATTTCCAAGGATTTACTCCAAGATTTCCTGCTATAATAATACGGTCATGGTCACACTTTTGCTCAGGGACGTAGTGTTTAATCCAGCCAGGAAACAAAGTAAGATTTCCTTTTTTGGGAATCAAAGAATATTCTTTGATATCATGGTCAGGGAATATAAGTGGAGAACACTTCTCACAACACTCTACGTTATAAACCCAACTCCATATCTGAGGCCAATGTTCATGTGGTTTGGTATACTCTCCCTTTTGATAAATTGCTCCCCAACAATCATAGGGAATCAAATCAACATTAGATGGTGAATGTTTCTGTGCAAGACTAATTCCTAACTTAG